GACGAACACAAGAAAATGAAAAAACTCAAAAGTCAGTATGTTTTTGGACATTTTGAACTACCACATTTTTATATGAATGCAATGGTACAAATGCCAGACCACGGCGAAGTACAAAGCGAAGATTTTGACAGTTGCGGAACTGTGTTTAGTGGACACTTTCACAAGAGACAAGAAAAAGGCAACGTTGCTTATATTGGCAATGCGTTTGGGCATAACTACAGCGATGCATGGGACGACGAACGAGGAGTTACAATCTTAGAGTGGGGAAAGCCCCATGAATATGTTATATGGCCAGACGCTCCCAAGTACCGTACTATTAAAATCAGTCAGCTATTAGATGGACCAGAAGAATATCTTAATCCTAAAACATATGCACGTATTACACTAGATGTTGACATTAGTTACGAAGAAGCAAACTTTATCAAAGAAACATTTATTGATCAATTTAAATTACGAGAACTCAGTCTTATACCAAACAAAAATGTCAGCAACCTTGACCAAGAAGTAGTTGGCGAAATTAACTTCGAAAGTGTTGATACTATTGTTAGCAGCCAGCTCACGCAAGTAGATAGTGAATCTTACGACAGCAATTTGTTAATGGACATTTACAGGAATTTATAAATTCTAAATTTTAAAAATACAAAGCAAAAACTCAGCATAACTGATGAGTCGAATTATGGTAATAAATATCCAATGATGTTTTATTTTAGGAATTTTTTTTCTCATGCATGATTATATTTGTTTAGATGATTTTATCAATGGACCAGAAAAAGATTTATACAACAAACTAAAATCAATACACCAAGAAGTATATCCAAATCATCACAAAATTTTTATAGAATATAACAAAGACATAATTAACAATTTAGATTCTTTTGGAAAATATCTCGAAATTTTAATTCAAAATATAAAATTATTAAATATTTCAACTTTTTTTATAGAAATTATTACTTCACATAAAAACATTTCTCAAGATTTAGAAACCCTATGTCGGATTTACGAAATAGAAAAAATACTATCATCGTATTCAGAAAAAAATTTTACAGTAATCCAAGATAGTAAAAATAGCACCTTTTGCATATTGCCTTGGGTTCATTTTTATTTTACGTCAGATGAAAAAATATTACCATGCTGCATATCAAATAAAAATTTTGATCTAGGAACATGCAAAGACGATATACCAAATTTTAACTCTGAAAAAATACAAAAATTTCGCAAAGACTTGCTCGAAAATAAAGAAGTTCCGCAGTGTTCGATTTGTTATACAAAAGAAAAAAACAACATAACAAGTGATCGAATTGCAAATAATTTTTATTATAAAAAGTATATAAACGAATTTCTTTCGCCTACTGTTGAACCTTTTAAAATGAGATTCTTAGATGTAAAATTAAGCAACATTTGCAATATGAAATGCAGAATGTGTTCTGGTTACTATAGCAATAAAATTGCAAACGAAGATTTTAAAATTTGGGGGAAATCTGAATACTTAAATAAAGATAAATTTCCTAAAAATGATGAGTTATATTTTAAATTAGTCAACGAACACTACGACTATTTAGACGAAATATCTTTTTCCGGCGGCGAACCACTGATCAACAACACACACTATCAAATACTAGATTATCTAATAGAAAATAAAAAAACCAATGTACGATTATCGTACTACACTAATTTTAGTATTCTAAAACATAAATCTCAAAATGTTTTAGAGTATTGGAAAAAATTTAAAAATATTACTGTAAATGCTAGCATTGATTTAATTGGCAATGCTAGTAATTATGTTAGAAATGGTGCCGAATATTCTACTCTTGAAAAAAATTATTTTAGGTTAAAAAAAGAATGTGAACATGTTAATTTTAAAATTAACAGTGTATTGAGCATTTACAATGTATTTAATTTATGCGATTTACAAAACCATTGGATTAAAAATATTGGTATTAACTGCAAACAAATGACATTTCACGCCTTGATTGGTCCTAACTTTATGAGTCTAAAATGTTTACCGATGGAATTTAAAATTTCTGCTACTAAAAAGATCAACGAACATATAGATTTTTTATCAAATTTTGAAGATTCTGAAGATTTAATTAATACATGGAAAGATGCTATTATTTTTATGATGTTAGATGATCATTCGCATTTGCTCGTTGACTTTTTTAGTTCAAACGATATTAGAGATCAGTTTCGTAATCAACGATTTGAAAATTACTTTCCAGAATACAAAAATTTAAGAAATTATGCAAAATAATTAAATTGCTTTTTGAGATTTTATTTTTTATAATGTTTACTAAGCTTAACAGGAATCAACAATTGTTTAAAATAAACACACTTACAGTAAAAAACTTTATGAGCGTAGGCAACCAAACTCAAGCAGTTCATCTCGACAGAGATGACTTGACACTGGTCCTTGGTGAAAACTTTGATGTAGGTGGCGGTGAAGGCGGTGCACGCAACGGCACAGGCAAAACCACAATCATTAACGCACTGAGTTATTCACTTTATGGTATTGCACTAACAAATATCAAGCGAGATAATCTTATCAACAAAACCAACAGCAAAGGTATGTTGGTTACAGTAGAGTTTGAACGCGGTGGCATTAATTACAGAATTGAACGTGGACGCAAACCTAACGTACTAAAATTTTATGTAGGCGACCACGAAGTCGAACCTGAAGATTCTGCACAAGGCGACAGTAGAGAAACACAAACAGAAATTGAAAAGCTACTAGGCATGAGTCATAATATGTTTAAACATATTGTTGCACTTAATACCTACACGGAACCATTTCTTAGTATGCGAGCAAACGATCAGCGAGAAATCATTGAACAGTTGCTAGGAATTACACAACTTAGTGAAAAAGCAGATGTGCTCAAAGATCAAGTCAAGCAAACTAAAAACAGTATCCAAGAAGAAGAATATCGAATTAAAGCCATCCAAGATGCTAATAGCCGAATCGAAGAACAAATCAAAAGTCTAAAGCGTAGACAAAGCATGTGGCAAAAAAAGCACAACGACGAACTCGATGAGTTAACTACAGCGTTAGTTGAACTTAACAAAATTGATATTGAAAATGAATTAGCACTGCACGCAGAGCAGAACGAGTACTTTTTAAAAGTTAACGCCAAGACTGAAGCACAAAAGTGGTTAGATAGTATTGTTGCAGACGATGCAAAGCAAGATAAAGTTATTTCCAAGCTTGAAAGCGAAATCAAATTACTCAAAGAACACACATGCTATGCTTGTGGCCAGGAGATGCACGACGATAAACAAGAAAGTATTCTTGCAGCAAAAGAAGATCAAAAACAAGAAGCAGCAATGCAGATTTTAGCAAACCAAAGCCAAGCACAGGAACACCAAGAAGTTATTGCTGCAATTGGAGATATTACTAAACCTGCTAGTACNTTTTACGACAATGTNGAATCAGCACAAGAGCACAGAAACACACTTGTTAACCTGGAACAACAAATAGAAAGAAAAGCACAAGACACAGATCCGTATTCGGAACAAATCACTGAAATGGAAAACGAAGCCATTGAGGAAGTTTCTTGGGANACAATCAATGAGTTAACAAGAATCAAAGATCACCAGGATTTCTTGCTTAAACTTCTAACCAACAAAGACAGCTTTATCCGTAAGCGCATCATTGACCAAAACTTATCTTATCTTAATGCAAGACTAGACTATTATTTGCAAAACATCGGATTACCACACAGTGTAGAATTTAAAAACGATCTTACTGTAGAGATCCAAGAGCTAGGCAGAGATCTTGATTTTGATAACCTAAGTCGCGGCGAACGCAATAGATTAATTCTCAGTCTCAGCTGGGCGTTCCGTGACGTTTGGGAAAACTTGTACCAGCCTATTAACTTGCTGTTCATTGACGAACTAGTTGATAGCGGCATGGATAGCAGCGGTGTTGAGAACAGTATGAGCGTACTCAAACACATGAGCCGCAAGCGCAACAAAAGTGTTTGGTTGGTTAGTCACAAGGATGAACTAATTGGCAGAGTAAACAATGTGCTTAAAGTGATCAAAGAAAACGGGTTTACATCTTATAATACAGATGTTGACGTAAACTGATCAAAAAGTAGACGAAACAGTTTTTACTTGGTAAGTATACCCATGCAGTGGACTTACCAAGGACAAACAATTGACTCGATTCCGGATGAATTCGAGGGCTTTGTTTACCTTATTACCAACACAGTAACAAGCCAAAAGTACATAGGCAAAAAATTAGCAAGATTTAAAACTACCAAGCCTCCCTTGAAGGGCAAGAAAAACAAAAGACGCGGCAGCAAAGAAAGCGATTGGAAATCTTATTGGGGTTCCAGTGATAGATTAAACGCAGATGTTGCTAGTCTAGGCGAGGATAAGTTTACAAGAGAAATACTATACCTATGCAAAGGCAGGGGTGAAATGTCCTATATTGAAGCAAGAGAACAATTTGACCGCCGTGTACTCGAAACAGATGAATACTACAATGGTATTATCAATGTACGAGTTGGCGGTAGTGAAAAATTGCGCCAAGCGCTATTAGAACATTATTCAGAACAAAACAATTAGGCAAACACTATATTATCGTGCTACATTGTAAGCACATCATGGCAAATATAAAAACAAACACTACCCTGGCTAATCATTAAGGCTCGTTAGGCTATATAACCACCTTATAATAATATTCTGAAGGTTGCTTGGGACACCCCGTCATTGTCCCTGTGTGGTAAAGTATTAGGCTAACTATAGGCTTAATGATTGTGGCTCTGCTTGAAAAAGAATGCAACCACAGAGCAATTGTATATTGCTAGTATCGTATACAATTGCTTCCGTTGGAATGAAGACTAAGGTAGGGAGTACAGGCTAACCGCTTCCGTTGTTGCAAAACAAATCCTTTAATACTAGTGTCCGGAACTGTCTAGATCAAAAATCACAGACTTTTTTTAAAACCTTCACCCGGAAACGGGTGAAGTATGACCACTCAATCTTGATCAATATTAAGTCAAGAAACTATTATTAACTATGAGATTATAATAATTATTCTAATTTAAACTAAAAAAATAATGATGAGCGATAGCGAAATCATTAGATTAACGAAGTTAATCTTTAAATATGAAAATAATAATAGAACAATATGGATAAATGAACAGTTCTGACTTAAATTAGATTGATTTGATTCTTGTTCTTTTTCATAGTTTCAAGATTGCTTTTAATAAGCTTGTTGACCATTTCTCTTTCTTTGTGTGTGAGATTCCATGCTTCTGTGTGAGATATACCACCACGCATCCACCAACATATGTTGATGATTGCGTCTTTGATTTCATTTGATTCAGCATCAAGTCTTTCAAGTTCATTGCCGATCTCTTCGTTGCTTAGTCCTAAGAGTCGGCTGCGAAAAAATTTGTTGGGTTAAATTCAAATCTAAATGTTTCTTCGTGATTGCATTCACTGTTGCTGCATCTAAAAGGCAAGTCTGGTGCAGCATATTGCTTGTTCTTTTCGTCAATGCCAGCTTTGAGTGTTTTAAAATCTTTTCTGTTGACTTGATCAATGAATTCCTGTAGGTACTCTCTTTCGTACACTTTNCTACCGTCTGGNANCATTATGTAATCGATGTATTCGATTATTTTACTAACAGCAANTTTTCCAAGCTTTGATATACTTTCTTTNAGTATTTTTTCTTTTTGTTCTAGNATCAAGTCGTTGCTTTGTGCTGCAATAATTGCACGTTGNTGTTCGAATATTTCTTGTGCAGTAAGATTAGTCAAACGGAATGACGCTGGCTTTAACATTACATATAAATCTCCGACTTGTGTAGGTATGTCAAAATCAGGAAAATTCATTTTTTCTAGTACAATTTGCAAATTAATACCAAATTTAGTTGATTCGCCGCATTTGCTGCAGGACTTTTCCATATCCATTTCGTGACCGTAGCTGGCTATTCTCATTGCAACAAAAAGGTACTCGATATCCATCGTTGGACCTTCCCATGCATTTTTAATGTTTGGTACACAGCTCTGTATTACTTCTACACTGCTAGCACCGTTCATTAAACCGTCAGCGTTGCGCATTGTTATATCGTCGTGGCCATTCATTGCCATCACTGGTAATTCACCGTTTGGGGGAATGTCAATTGTTCCTTGTGGCCACCACTTGCCACCACTGGGCAGTTTTACATAAATTTCTGGTTTTCTTAAATAAGATGATAGCGGGTTCATTGATGCGAAATCCTTGGATAAATATTAATAGATATTTCTATACTTTATATTTATCTACGCATATAACGGTGGTTTTTAACAATGGCAAAATCTAAATTAACAGCAGATATTCCAAAGGTTGGGGTAATTACTGTTGAGGGCAACCATGCAACTGAAGAAAGTATTCAAGAACTTATAGCACTTATGGGAAAACACCAAAAGATCTCTAACAAACAGATTGGGGATTTTAATGATAGTGTTAAAGATGCTGCCGATGATATAGATGAATTTTCTGATTCCATTGAGGATTCGGTTAAAAAGCAAGATGCTGCAGCTAAAAAAATTGCATCTTTTGCTGATACGTCAGCAAATGCTACTATGGGTTTACAGAAATTTGCTGACAGCGGCGGCTCATTGAGCAGTG